AAGAGCTTTCTATTCGGTTGGGTGTGCAGTTCGTCGAAGACCACCCCATGGATATTGAATCCGTGCTTGGAGTAGGCTTCGGCGCTCAGCACCTGATAAAAGCTGTTGGTCGGCAGGTACACGATGCGCTTGGTCGCGGCGAGGATCTTGACGCGCCGATTCAGCGAGGGACACATGCGTACCATGTCCGCTGCCACTTCGAATACGATCGAGGCCTGCTGGCGGTCGGCCGCGCATCCGTAGACCTCGGCGCGTTCCTCGAAGTCCCCGCAGGTAAGCAGCAGCGCCACCGCAGCTGCAAGTTCGCTCTTGCCGTTCTTCTTGGGAATCTCGATGTAGGCGGTGTTGAACTGCCGATATCCATCGGTCTTGACGATACCGAACAGGTCGCGGATGATTCTCTCCTGCCAGGGAAGCAGCTTGAAGGGCTTTCCCGCCCAAACCCCCTTGGTGTGGCAGAGGCATTCGATGAACCCAACTGCACGGTCGGCCAGGGTCTTGTCGTAGGTCGATTCCTTTGCCATGAAGGATGTAGGGGTGTATTTCTTCGGTTTCGGCATAACTTATTTCATTCCTCAGGGCAAACAAAAAGGACCCGGCGTGGGTCCCTTCAAGTGGTGGGTACTTGTTGTCAGTTGTATGTTGTCTTCAGGCTCTCAAGGGCCTGCCTGGTATCAGTGTCACGTGGCCTGATGTCCCAGCCGCGGTCATAGTTGCATACGACGTTGCCATTCCTCTTGAGCATCAGCTTGGAGATCCTGCCCTCGTCGATCCCGTATTCCGAACCCTCCCCGTACACCTTGATACAGTAGGTGAAAACGCTCTTCCCGATCTCCAAAGTTCCTTCTCTCCACATGCTCTTGCCTCCGTGTCCGTTTTGTTGGTGTATATATCCCTCAATTCGGAAACTATAGCAACCTGTTACAGAGCAATAATTTGAAGAAACACACTACTGGTGCAGAGTCGGGTATGACACCTTGTGAAGGCTCCTGTCATCCTTCGCCTGTGAGTATGAAGTGAGCGTATTCCCTTGTGTTGTCCCCATCAAGGTAGTCGACAAGTTCCGTAAGTCCCATCTGGGAGGCGATCCACTGGACCGCCCCCGTGTTGAACATGTTCGTCAGACCGCTGTCACGTACCTTCAGGATCTGATCCCTTATCTGCTCAGTCATTGGCGGCCTCCATCGATTCCATAACCGCCTGCTTGAGGATACCTTCATCGAAGCCACAGTCGTAGTAACCGTCAAGGATGGTCGAGTAATAGTATGCATCCGGCATCGCCAGCGGAGGTCCTTCGTTCATGACGTAGGCCATCGCCACCAACTCATCCCCGTCAAGGTTCACCATCAAGCGCTTTTTACGGTACAGGTGGGGGTGCCCTTCGTAGCGGTCCAAGGCCTTCTCGCACTTCTCGGTGATCTGCCAAAGCAGCACCGGAACCCTTGCTCCTCGTTTCATTTCGATGGTGGCCACGCCAGTATGTCGGCCTCCCCGAAACAACAGCTGATAATCATGCAGTACTGTTGTTCCGATGACTGCGGCATCGGGGCATCGCTCTCCCATCTGTTCGAGGTTCAGATTGCTTCCATAGGCCAGATAGACTTTCTTCATCGTTGTTACACTCCTTCACTTGGTCTTCTACCACCCCAAGGGCGGTTGTCCCGCCCTCAGCTTGCAGATCCGTCGCCCCTTCAGGCGGCAACCCGCCGTCTCCATGCCGCTGATCCGGTGAGGCGCTTAGTCAGGTGCTCCCGGCAGGCTTTGAACTCGTCGCCGATGAAACCGATGCGGTTGAGGTATGTGCGCATCGCAAACTTCTCGTTCTCGGCTTGGGGCTTCTTGGTGCTCGCCGAGCTTTGTGAGAGCGCTTGGGTGTTCAGCGCAAGGGCAAGGACGATGTAGCTTCTGACCTCTCCGGCATGGAGGGTGCTGTTGAAACCGCGTAGCTCGACAGTTTTGTGGCCGTGGAAGAAAGAGTGCAGGTTCAAGAAATGGTAGCGGCTTTCGTGGTAGTGTGCGTCCCGGTTTCCCCGGTAGCCTTCGTACCAGATGCTCTCGATCTTGGCGAAGGTGGTCGGCTTGGCTCGGTTCATGGTCGCCACAAGGTGCTCGTCCATCCTCTTGCAGTACCGTGCCCGTGAAGCCTCTATGCCGAGGGCCTTGTAGAACAGGTCGTTTCGGGCGTAGATGATGTTCACAAAGTTTCTGATCGAGCGTGGTGTGTGCGGCTGGCCATCAAGGTGGATGTGGATGCCGCAGGAGCTGTTGGTGAAGGCCCCGGCCTTGCGCAGTGCCCTGATGACCTCCTGCAGGTTCTCGATGTCCTCTTCGTAGGTGAGGATCGGGCTGACCAGCTCGACGCTGTAGAGCCGGGAGGCGCTTTCCTTGATCCTGCCCCGCTTGGTTTCGCATCTGATGCTGCCATCGTAGGTGAATTTCCATTTCCTTCCGTCGTAGGTCTTCAGCTCATAGGTGTCGTAGTAGGAACCACCGTAGAGCAGCTCTCCACCGAGGACCGTCTGGGCAGCCAGGGCTGCGTCCTTGCGGGTGATGCCTGTCATCTCGATCTCGATTCCGAACCGTGTTGTATTTTCCATGCCGTCTACCTCTCTTTGGTGTGTTTTTCTTCGTACTGTAGTAATCACTCAAAGAGGGATATATAGCAAGTGTATATATGCAAATAAGATACACTATTTTTTATTGTGAACGGATCGGATTTATGTTGCCTTTTTACGGACCCCGTATGACAATGCATGAGGTTTCCAACCCGGATTCTATACCAGAAACAACCTAGGAGATCCTCTTGAGCAACACCAATTCGATATTCACGATGCATGATGCGCCCGTTATCAGGGCACTGGACAGTATCAGCATGAAAACCTTCCAGCTTCTCATGGGCTGCGGTACGATCGACCCGGTCAATCCATCGCTCTTCGTGCTGGGCCTTGGGGGGACCGAGCATCTGTATGAGGCTGACATGCTCGTCCTGGAACTGAGTCCGCTATCAGTGCGAGTGATGGAGGTCGGCAAGGCAGCCCTGGGTGATCTTCCTACCTTCGAGATGAACCTCGAGCCTCTGTTCGCCTTGATGGGACCGGCATGTCCGTCCTTGCTGCTCTCGCCTGCTATGCTGCCTCCGATGATCGTGGAGAAGCTGTACCATCTGTACTTCCGTTCACGAAACGACGGCTGGCGGCTCCTTGAGGGTGTGAGATGCTATCCGAGTAACCCGTTCAAACGGGTGAGAAGGGAGCTTGGGGCACGATACAATGCCTCAGGCCCATTGGAGGACCGAAGGCTGGAAAGAGATGAAGCAACGGAACTGGCATCGCTGTTGCTTGAAAATAGGGCTGTCGATATGGAATGGAAGACCTTCATCCTCTCATGGGGCGATGCTGCCAGCAATGCACTTGATGAGGATCCGTCGACCCTTGTCATGAGCCTTGAGGATTTCCTTTCCCTTTACGACGGGTTACAGACAACCTGCCGTCTCAAGTGGAAAAGGCACACTAGAAGATCTTATGCCGGGGGATCTCCTCACCCGGTTTCCTGACCATGTCGACACCCGGCACCACGCCCAGTGTCGAGCCGGTTTCCCAGGCAACGTGCATGGTCCCAATGTCGTCCACCTGGATCACGATTCCCTTGGTCCCCTTGGGTGGGGCTTGCTCGTCATCCATGTGCACCAGCTCAACCGTACATCCCTTTGGGTATTGGAGTTTGAGTACCTCAATTCGTTTCTTGTTCATCTCATCCATGGTGTACCCTCCTTGTCAGGCTGCATTGATTGCCTAGGTTTTCACTAATAGCAAGCCCCATACCCTAAGGTTTTGACAACGCCTCCAAGATAAGGTCCCTCTGGCGCAGGTATTGCTCGTAGCGGTGAGCGAAAAGCGGCAGTTCGTTCTCTCCATAGTCCAGAAGCTTGTCGGCATCCGTCTCCGATATGCAGTACAATCCATTCTGGTATGTCCATTTCAGGGTGGGGAAGACTGGGATTGTTGGAGCCTTAGGTGCCATCGAGACCAGAACCTGGCGATACGGGTCATTCTCCTCTACTGTTGGCACGCTCGTGCAGCCGGTTGAGACGATCAAGACGGCCAGCAGAGTCACCGCTTTCAGGAGGTTCGATCTTTTCAGGTGGTTTTTCTTTGGCGATGGTGGTGATCTTCTGGTGTACTTCATCGATCTTCTCCAATTGCTGTTCTCGTTTCTTCACCGTATCCTGGGCTTGTTGGATATCCTTTTTCAGGTCCTTGGTCTTGTGTGCCTGCAATCGTGTGATCCCCAGCAACCCCAGGATGATGAGGATCAGCATCTGCATGATTTCATTCATCGGCTTTTCTCTCCATAAACTTTTTGACCAGTGGTTTCCAGAATGCCATGCACGCAGGAAGCTGCAGCAGGTAGATCACAATGGTGTACAGGACCACCAGGTATGGCGTGGGGTTCAGGCCGCCGTCCATGCCGGTCCCCGCAACGATGCGGAATGTCACATACCCCAGGAGCGCCGAGCAGGCGAGGGCGACCAGCGTGATCTCGTTCTCGCTTGCCCTGTCACGGCGAAGGCTTTTCTTGTAGAGCTCCATCACCAAGCCTAAAAAGGCGGCGAAGGCAAGTAATATGGCACTGAGGATCATGTATGCTCCCCCTTGCTACCAAGCAGCGACAGAAAGTAATCGTCCATCTTCTTTTCCTGCTCCTCGGATTCTCCATTGATCTCATGGGTCCTAAGCGACTTGAAGATGACCTTGTCGTTCTCCAGTGCCATGACCAAGCCCATCTGGATCTTGGTGATGGTGGTCTTGATTTCCTTAAGGTCCTTCGCATAGCCGTGGCGGTCGTCGCTCCGTTTTGCCAGTCGGTTGAGCAGCCACAGCACGATGCCTCCCGATCCGAACAGGCATACCGCGAGAGTGGTGATCAGGGTGATTTCATCCATCCTGTGCCCCCTCGGTGGCGACTTCCTCGTAGGAGTAATCCAGTCCGTCGCGCTGCACGATGACCCCGGCTGAGGATCCGACAAGCTCGATATAGCGTTTGACGATGACATCGCAATACTTCTCATCCAGCTCGATGGTGGCACAGCTCCGTTCGGTCTGCTCACAGGCGACCAGAGTGCTACCGCTGCCGCCGAACGGGTCGAGCACCAGCGTGTTGCTCATCGACGAGTTCATGATTGGGTAGGCAAGCAGGGCCACCGGCTTCATGGTAGGGTGGTCGCCGTTCTTCTTGGGCTTGTCGAATTCCCAGATGGTCGATTCCTTGCGTCCGGTGTACCACAGGTGCTTGCCTTTCTTCTTCCATCCGAAGAGCACCGGCTCGTGCTGCCACTGGTAGGGCGAGCGGCCGAGCACCAGCGACTGCTTTTTCCAGATGCAGGTGCCCGAAAGGTAGAAGCCCGCCTCGCTGAAGGCCTTACGGAAGTTAAGTCCCTCAGTATCGGCATGGAACACGTAGATGGAAGCGTCGTCGGCCATATGATTTGCCGTGTTGGTGAAGGCATCGAGCAGGAACTGCAGAAAAGCATCGCCTGCCATATTGTCGTTCTTGATCTTGCCGGCCGAGCCCTCATAATTGACGTTGTACGGCGGGTCGGTGACCACCAGGTTCGCTTTGGCACCCGCCATGAGAAGGGAGAAGGTCTCGGCCTTGGTGCTGTCCCCGCATACCAAGCGGTGCCTTCCCAGTTTCCACAGGTCCCCGCTCTTGGTGAGCGCGGGCTTTTCCAGTTCTGCTTCCACGTCGAAGTCGTCGTCGTGCACGCCCTCGGCGAGCGAGTCCTTGAACAGGTCGTCGATCTCGGCCGGATCAAAGCCGGTGAGCGATACGTCGAAGTCCAGACCCTGCAGATCGGTGATGAGCAAGGCCAACTTGTCCTTGTCCCACTCGCCGCTGATCTTGTTCAGCGCAATGTTGAGGGCCTTCTCCTTGTCCTCGGAGAGATCCACAACCACGCATTCGAGCTCGGTGTGTCCGGCATCCCTGAGTACCTTCAACCTCTGGTGGCCCCCTACGACCCGACTTGTGGTCCTGTTCCAGATCACCGGCTCCACATAGCCGAACTGCTCGATCGAGCGCTTGAGTTTCTCATACTCGGCATCGCCGCTCTTGAGATCTTTGCGCGGGTTGTAGTCAGCAGGCAGCAACTCATCGATGTGTTTCTGTTCAATGGTCATGATCAAGTTCTCCCTTGAGCGCCTCTATATACCGTTCGCTCACCTGTTCCCATGCAAAGAGGGAGTTGCCGAAATGGCCGTAGCAGGAGGTAAGGTTGTATATGGGACTGCGCAGCCCCAACTCCTCGATGATGTCCTTCGGCTTGAGGCTGAAGACTGTGCGGACAGCATCCGCAAGCTGCTCATCGTCGATATTTCCTGTAGCGAAAGTGTGTACATTTACCGCGACAGGTTCGGCCTTTCCGATTGCATACGAGATTGCTACCCCGCAGCGTTTGGCAAGGCCGGCGGCCACGATGTTCTTGGCGATCATGCGTGCCATGTAAGCCCCGCTTCGGTCCACCTTGGTCGCATCCTTTCCGCTGAAGGCGCCCCCTCCGTGGAGTGCCAGACCCCCGTAGGTGTCCACCATGATCTTGCGGCCTGTAAGGCCGGTATCGGCACCAGGTCCGCCCTCAACGAAACGGCCGGATGGGTTGATGAGGATGCGTGTGTGCGCATCGATGGGGAAATGTATGAAGGCAGGCTCGAGCACCTTTTCGATGAGCTCGCCCTTGAGGGTGTCCAGATTCTTGTCACGCTCATGCTGGACCGAGACGATGACGGCGGCAACCCTGACGGGAATACCATCATCGTACTCCACCGAAACCTGTGCCTTGCCGTCGCTGCGGATTCCCATGATGGTACCGTTCTTTCTGCACTTGTCCAGGATGCTGCAGATGCGGTGGGAGAGTTCAAGCGGCAAGGGGATGCAGGTGGGTGTCTCATCGGTTGCATACCCGTACACCGTACCCTGGTCCCCGGCTCCCAATTCATCCACCTTACCTTCATCACCCCTGATCTCCAGGGCGGTATCGACGCCGCCTGCAATGTCCGAACTCTGGTTGTGGAGGAACACGCTGATGGTGAATTCCTTGGGATTATAGCCACTCTCTGCAAGGGCGGTCCGTACGGTTTGGCGTATGTTGACCTTGGTGCGGCTGGTGATCTCACCGGCGACGATGATCCGGCCCTTGGTCGCCATGACCTCGCAGGCCACGCGCGAATATGCATCGCTGCTCAGGCAGGCATCGAGTATCGAGTCGGCGATGTAGTCACACAGCTTGTCGGGATGTCCTTGGCAGACACTCTCGGATGTGAGGTAGTTCTTCATGTTTGAATTCCTTTGGTTGTTTGATTGTTTGGCGTTACCGGCGTGCGGTGAGCAGTCGTTCCATCAGGTCATCCTGAGGGTTCGCTCCTTGGTATGAGGTGGCGTTGTTCTCCTTCACAATCTGGAAGATCTGGTACCAGATCTGGTTGACTTGTTTCATGTATTCACGACTCATCGCCACATACGGAGAAGCGATCGCAGCACCGGTGGTAGGGTGCTTTGCGAGGAATCCGTATTCGCTGACGGCCATCTCGCACTGGATCCATCGCGCCACTGCCATTGCGTACTGGTGTATGATCTGGCTGCTGACTAAATTCTCACAGCGTCTGGTCTTGAGCCAATCCCATGTCTCCTGGAAGACCTCTGCAGCATCGAGCTCGATGCCACTCTTCTGGGTGACCGTCATGTAATATTTGACCTCAGGCATGTCCGCGCCTTCGAGCTCGGGAGCCTCGGGCAATTGCACCACGCTGGCCGCTCTGCCTTCGTGGATTTTCTCTGAGAGAGCCTTGGGTTTCCTCCCTGCACCGACGCGGGCACCGCCACGGTTGGTACCGTCTTTTGCCATGTCGCACCGCCTTCGTATGATGAGGGGGTCAATCCCCCGTTTGAATTCCAATTTTTCCGCGTGATTGCCCCTGCCCGTTGTACACTACATATGGTGTAGAGATTCAGATACCCCTAGGGTTGGCGCTACTAATAGTTACCTTTTAACGTTCCATCGGTCTCTCTGGCGCCCGTGGAGGGCTGAGTGGCACCTGTTGCATAGTGCCATGAGGTTCTCCTCGTCATCCGTACCACCATATCTAGTGGCAGTGATATGATGGGCAACCGTCGCTCGTGTTAGGCGTCCCTCTCTCCTGCACAGCTCGCAGAAGGGATGCCCTTCAAGGAATGTTTTCCGGGCCTTCCTCCAAGAGGATCCGTAGCGCTTGTGGGTGCCGGGATCTCGTTGGTTGCGTTCGTAGGTGCTCGCAGCCTCTTTCGCATGCTCCTCGCAGTACCGACCGTCGGTGAGATGTGGACAGCCTGGGTGGCTGCACGGTCGCTTGGGCTTGTAGGGCATGAGGGGTACTCCTTGGGGCAAAAAGAAAGCCCGGGAGGAATTCCCGAGCTCTCGATTGGACTTGTCTGAGTGTACAGTAGCGTACAAGACGAACTGAGCACAACTGTTATTTTCTGATATTTTAACGATTGGGTTTCATGCATATCGTGAACATTCCAGCGCAGTTCATGCACCCTGTGATAAAGGCACAGCACCTTGCTCGCCTAGTCCCCACAATGGAATCAATCTTGCGGTTGAGTCTTCTCCCTGTTTTGTGTGGTTTAGGCTGTGAACGTAACGTAAAAGGCCTCCCCAGCGGTACCCTCGGGCGTTACCTGCCAAGAAGAGCCCTTGTGGCGTGACGATCCGAATGGCGTGCCGAACCACAGGCAAAACCGGAGAGACTCCGCCACCGGGGCTCAAACCGCCCAAAACCCTAAAAAGGTAACGTAAAACTGGTGCTACGCTACCACTACGTTACCCTATCCATGTGTTATCATTGAAAGCAATTAGAAAGAAGAAAACTCTAGGTAACGTAAGTAACGTAAAATTGATAAGCTCGTATAGGGAAAAAAAGAAAGTATACTCCCACCCGCCATTTTTCACCTGTGGCGTGGCGTGTGGCACCCTCATGTTTTTTTCTCCTATAGCATGGGTATATGTGAAAAAACCGCGTTACTGCGTTACCCTACCTGTTGGAGGGCGAAGAAACTCTCAC